GTTCATACTTTAACTGGAAAAAAGAAAAATATAGAAAAACAAAAGAAAAGTATGAAAAAAGCTAAAAAACTTCTAGGAGTGAATTAATAATTACTTATTCCATCGCCTTCCGCAATGAGGATTATGTCCTCCTTCACAATAAGTTTCCTCACTAAATCCTACTTCTTCTTTGCAACAAAATGGATTATGATTGTCTTTCGCAGAAGCCAATTTTTGTCCTGTAGAAATATCTATGTACTGACTACAATATTTCTTTCCACAAACCCAACACCAACTTCTTCCACAACCAGCATTTTTTATAAAACCATCTCTTGTATCTAATCCACAAGCAAAGATATAATCACAAGCAGCATCTTTTAAACACCAACGGCCACACCATGGGCATTGCTTCGCATCTTTAGAGCCATCTTCTTTTACCATTTATTTAAAGAATAGTTTTTGTTTTAAGTTAATGAAAGTAATTCTAGGAGGGATTGTAAGAAATATAAAATCAAATATTGGTCCAATATTTAAATTTATATTTAGTTTAAAAGAAGTGATTCCTACATTAGAAGTATGTTTGTATGAAAATAATAGTACTGATAATACAAAAGAAGTTTTAAATAATTTAAAAGAAAGTTTTGATTTTGTTTCAGTAGTATGTGAAGATTATCCAGAAGAATATTTTTTTTCTTTTCCAGCCAGAACTTATAAAAACGAAGGTTGTAGAATTCATAAAATAGCGTTTGCTAGAAATAAGTTGCTAGAAATGATAAAAGAAAAAGAGTCAAACTTTGTTATAATGATGGATTTGGATATTAAAATTCTTCCAGATGTAAATCTTATTGGTAATATAATCCAACAATGGCCTAATAATATAGACGTTTTATTTGCGAATGGTATTATGCCAAATGGCCATTATTATGATGGATATGAATTTAGAAGTGAAAGTCTTCCTTTTGGACCAGAAATTCTTGGTGAAAAATTCTGGTCAAATGAACATATGGCAAAAATACAGCATAAATATGAACCGAATCAACCATTAATACCTGTAATTAGTGCTTTTGGAGGACTTGCTATATATAGAGCAAATGTAATAAAAGATTGCTTTTATTCAGCAGATATTATTGATGAATTAAAAGAATTCTATTCTAAGTTTGAAATAGAAAAACCGAATCAAACTCATTATAATGGATGTGGTCTAGGAATCTATATAGATAATATATTCTACAAACATAATTCTGGATACAATTATCCAGTGTGTGCGGAACATGTGAATTTTCATTTAGCCATTAGAGCAAAAGGTTTTACAAATATGTTTATTTGCCCTGCGCTGCTCTATTATTGGGGTTGATGAATACCATCTCCAGACCAATCACCATGCCAATGATGAACTCCATAAGTATCTTCTAAATATTTATAAGGATAATAACCTTTCATCGTCGAATGTGTTGGATACATCGTATGGGTTGGTAAAATTTCTACAGTATCATCAAGTGTAATATTTTTTCTAAAATAATAGGGTCCTGTTGAGACATTTGGTGATAATGATAAATCAACATATTTAAAATTATTAATACAATTTAATATATTTTTATTATATTGTTTAGAAGCTATAAAGCCACAAGACATATAATCATTTATTTTATTATCTTCATTGCACACTACTAATTCATTTGTTAATAATGGCTCTAAATTCTTAAAAATCTCAAAATCAATATCTAAATAGAGACCACCATATTTATATAATATTTCATATCTCATTAGATCAGATTTTTGAGTCCATGAATAACATTTTTGAATAATTTCATAATTAACAAAATTTTCTGGGGTTAAATCATCATTTATCCAAAGTCTATATTGATAATCTGGATGTAATTCTTTTATTTTTTTTATATATTCTACTGATTTTTCTGGTATTGGTTTTGGACCAATCCAAATTTGATGAATAATTCTTGGTATTTGTTCATTGTTATATAATGTTATATTATTATTTATTTGTAATGGTTCAAATTCTAATAATTCTGTATCAAAATCTTCTAATACTATTTTTTCATCTTTTTCTTCTTTTACTGCTAATGAATCTACTGGTATATTTGATAAACAAAATTTAATATTACTAATCAATCTATCCTCAGCATATTCAGGACATTCATTATATGATTTTAAAAATGATTCTAATGCTACTACAAAATTTTTTGTATAAAATGCTTGTAAACCAAATTCATCATAATACATCCAATTATATGCGTCTGTATCAACAAATAAATGATTAGTATTTAATATATTATTTTTAAATAATAATCCTAGAGAATATACTTGATAATTATAATTAGCATTAATTCTAGCATATTTAAGAATTTCATATACAGCTTCTTTTCTTTGCGGAACACACTCTTGTGCTTTCCAAGCATATTTTAATTTATCATCTAAATTATCTGATAATTTTATTAAATTATAATAAGATATATATATTTCTTCTACCCATCCTTTTGATTCAGATCTTTGTAAATAATATTGAATAGCTTTATCTTTTATTCCAGCATCACGATATGATTGTGCTAAATAAAATAATGTTCTTCCTTTATCATACATAGTATTTGTATCATTTAAATCTTTTTCTAATAATTCAATATCATTAAAAAATTTTTGTTTATTCATATTTCGATGTCCTTCACATGTATATTTTATACTAACACTATCTGGAAGTTTACCAATATTTGAATTATTTGTACAATGAGGATATTCATGTGTTACACCAATAAATTTCCAATCGTATTTAAGATTTACTAAAAATCGTATATTAAAAATAATATTTGTTTGTATCATATTAATATCAAATCCACCAATATCTTCTTTTAAAAGATCTCTATCAATAGTTCCTTCTAAAATATCATCTGCATCTAATACAAATGCCCATTTCATATTTTCTCTTGCTAACTCTAAAGCTTCAGAACGATTATAGCCAAAATTAACCCATGCTCTATCATATATATAACCTTTGATACCTAACTCATCACTCACTTTTTGTATAATTTCTTTTGTTTTGTCTGTTGAACCAGTATCAACTATACAAAATGTATCCATTTGTGGAAGGCATGAACGTAAACCTCTTTCAATAATATGTTCTTCATTTTTTACAATCATACATAATCCCAACATTCTGTAGAACTCTATAAAAAAATAAATATATTATTTAAGTTCTTTTTTCGCATTCGCATTCACATCTTGTTGTTGAATAATAGGAGTACTCCATAAATTATCTTGTTTTGCTCTATCTGCCATCATCTTTTTGAGCTTATCTTCCATTTCATTACCTCTTGCTTCTTGATTTTTATCTTGATTTTGATTCTTAAAAGTAGAAGAACTTGAACCAGTTCCAGCAGTCCAGCGATTTCTTGTACAAAGCGACATTTCTATTTAGCTTCCAAGAAAAGTATATATGTAGATTCCCCAATATGAGGGTTCTGAATCATATTAACATTCTGATCATCATATTGAAACCATTTATTATTTAGGCCAGAGCAAGAGAAAGAGCCCTGAGCAGTATAATGGCCTCCAGAAATACTTCCGTGATGGTCTACTAGACTTAGCAAGGAATACTCAGAATTATTCTTATATGGTGATTCATATGAATAAATATCTTTTAAATCAAGTGTTCCCAATTCAATCGGAGTATTAATCTTTCTTCCATCATATGTAAACCGTTTTAGAATAATAATAAGATTTTGGGGAAGTTTCCAAATTTTTCTTTTCTTTAAAGCATTCGTTTTATTTTTACATTGCTCACAATTGTATCCTTCAATCGTTTCATCGTTTAAATTATTTAGTAAAGTCTCAATTAATCTAGGATTAGGATTATCATTAAAAGTTCCTTCTAAAGTATTAAATGTTTCAAACTTATTTGTAACATTTTTACATTCACAAATGATTTGAACATGATGAAGTCCAAAGAACATATTTACAAGAGGTGAATATACCTTTTCAAACTGTTCTTTCCATGCTTCCAATGATTTTTGTTGGAGCTTTTGTTTTTCAGATTTTAGTTCAACTTTACTAATATTCATATTTACTTTTCTAGCCAATGATTCATGAAGAGCATCAAGAATAAACATTAAGAATTCATGAGCATCATGAGGGCGACGACTACGTAACTGTTCAAAACACGTATCTTCTACAGCAGAATCAAATTCATGCCAGAATCCACTAGGTCTTATAGATGAATTACTCGTTAGCTTCAAAAGTGTTTGAATCATATTCGCAAATTGTTTTATCAAAGGATTATATTTACAGTTTTCTTTAAGAATATTTGTATAATTATCTTCTTGTAGTAATTCTACAATATTTTTATAATGACGAAATGCTTGAATTATAGAGTTTGCATAGCATGTAAATCCGACATTGACTATACCTCCAGTTCCAGATTCTTCCATCGTTTCTTATAAATGATACCTCGTTATAATTTAAATCCATTTTAATTTTTTTGGAAAAAATTAAAATATATTTTCATTTATATATATATATTAAAAATGTCTTCTAATTATGAACATTATTATAATATTACTTTTCTAGATGATTTACATAATTACTTCCCCGATATTTTATACGCTGATAATAATCGTTTCTCTTCTGTGAATGATTTACTGGAATATATTCGCTCTCAAACAAGAAATCAATTTGATTTATTTTCAAGTGCTAGAAGAAATAGAACAAGAAATAATAATGTACCACAAATACAAGGACGTAATATTGGTAATCAAATTCAATTTACATTTAATACAGAAGATATTATAGAATCACCAAATAGTCCTCTAGCACCTATAATAAATGATGATATTAATACATTATTAGGTCCATTAACAAATATTGTAAATCTATTATATCCAGCTAGTACTACTACAAATAGAAACTTTCTAGAACCAGTTGTAGTTCGTCCTACTCAACAACATATTACAAATAATACAACTCTTGTTGAACTATCAAATAATACTCAAGTATGTGTTATCTGTCAAGAAACAATGGTTGATGGTAATATAAGAAAAATTAATCATTGTCGTCATACATTTCATGATGCTTGTATTAGACAACATTTTGAAAATAATGTTCGCTGTCCAATCTGTCGATTTGATATTCGTAATACTGTTTAAAGTTTAATTATTCCTAAATCAAATGGTAGCTCTTTCATTTTAATAGTATAATATGTCTCAATATCTTCTTTCATTTTTTGTTCATTAGGACATACAAGATTAATTGCTACACCTTTCTTACCAAAACGACCAGAACGACCAATCCGATGAATATAGTTTTCACGATTAGAAGGAAGCTCAAAATTCATTACAAGACTTACATGTTGAACATCAATTCCACGAGCAAGTAAATCTGTTGAAATTAATACACGGACTTTTCCAGAACGAAAATCTTCCATACGACGACGACGTTCAGTATTCTCCATTTCACCATGAATACATAGTAATGGATAACCATCCGCAGATAGCTTCTCAGCTAACCACTCAGCACGTTTACGGGTATTACAATAGATTAAGGCTTGATTAATTGTTAGCTGTTTGTAAATATCACATAATACATCATATTTAAATTCTTCTTTTTCTTCAACAATATATTGTTGAATACCATCTAGAGATACTTGTTCAGCGGGAATAAGAATACGAACTGGGTCTTGTAGTAACTTGTTCGCTACTTCAATCACCTCCTTTGGCATAGTAGCTGAAAAGAGAGCAACCTTTGTTGTGCGAGGAAACCCAATTTCAAGAATACACATTACTTGCTTATAAAATCTATCTTCAAGCATCTGGTCAGCCTCATCAAGAATTAAATTCTGAATATATTCTGATGTAAGTTTTCCACGATTCATCAAATCAAAGATACGTCCTGGCGTACCAACAACTAAATGTACACCATTATCAATAGTATTCATATCATCACGAATAGAATTTCCACCAGTAGCACATAAACAACTAATAGGTAAATAAGAACCAATTGCTTTCGCAACTTCAAATATCTGTTTTGCTAATTCTTGTGTAGGAACTAATATTAGAATTTGAGGCTTCTTTAGAGAAACATTTAAACGTGCAAGTGAACCAATTAGAAATGTAGCTGTCTTTCCCGTGCCAGAGTTTGCCATTCCTAAAATATCATTGCCTTGTAGTATTGGGACAATGCCTAATGTTTGAATTTTAGAAGGACGTTCATATCCAAATGAATATACTCCACGAAGTAAATTCTCTGGAAGATCCATTTCATCAAAACTTTCATACTTCTTAATATCCGTAGTAGATTCCATTCTTTCCTCAATACTTATATAAAAATTACTTTATATCCAATTTTTTTGTTTTTTTGTAAAAAGTTAAAAAAATTAAAATAATATAAAACTATTTATTTATATAGTAAAATATAAGATGGATTCTGATTATATTCCAAGTGGAGCAGCAGATGCTGAAGATGTTGAAGATATTATTGAAGATTTAGAAGAATTTGAAGCAGTAGAAGGAGAAGAAGTTGTTGAGGTAGAAGAAAAAGATACTTCTGCTTTTAGTAATCCTATTGATATTCTTCTAAAATATCATCCAGAATGTATTTTAGATTATGAAGAAGAAGAAGCTACTAGTGTTCCTTTAAAAACAACTTTATCAGAAGATGATAAACATCATCGTTCAGCTCCATTCCTTTCTATCTTTGAAAAAACTAAAATTCTTGGTATGAGAACAAACCAATTAGCACAAGGAGCAAGACCTTATATCCAAGTTCCAGAATATATTACGGATGTTATTGATATTGCTAGATTAGAGTTAGAGCAAAGACGTCTTCCTCTTATTATTAAACGTCATATGCCTGATGGTTCTTATGAGAAATTCAGATTATCAGATTTAATTATTCTTTAATAATAGGATGCTTTTATTTCAAAATGGTGGTATACGAGTAACAAAAGCAAATAATATTTTTAATTTAATAAGAAATCCTGAAGCCACAGTTGATGATTTGCGAAAACTTTTAGATTTAGTTCCAACAAAGTTACAAGATAAAGAAAAAGGTTTAAATCCTTTAGATATAGCAACAAATGAAGAAATGATAAAACTTTTAACAGAAAAAGGATTAACAAAAACTGATTTAACAAAAAAAGATTTATATGAAGAAATTATTGATTTTATGAAAAAGGCTGGATCAAAAAGAGAATATTATAAATTAGTAATCGACTTTTTAAAAGATAAAGATTTATCTACATTAACAGGAAAACAACAAACAGAAATATTTAATAAAATATATTATGAACCTACAATAGTTAAAGCAGCTTTAGAAGCTAAATTAAATCCTAATACAATATTTAGAGATTTACCACTTATTTTTTCAATACATAATATTGATAATGTAAGATTATTATTAGAAAAAGGAGCAAATCCTGATATAGAAGTAAATTATATTACACCTTTACTAGATAGTATTAGAAATATTTATATAGATAAAATGAAATTATTATTAGAAAAAGGAGCTGACCCAAATAAAATACTACATGATAAAACATATTTTGCTTATTGTTTTAATTATAAAAGTCCATTACAAGTATATAGAGTATTATTGGATAATGGAGCAAATCCAGATATGTGGATTAATAGAGAAAAAAATATAACAGCGATTACTGGATTCATAACGAATAATGAAAAAGAAAAATTTGATTTATTTATTGAAAAAGGAGCAAATGTAAATTTGAAACAATACAATGACAAAAATTTAATAATACATTATGTGGCAACTTTATCACATGGG